ATTCTGCGACCCATTGAGTATTGTCTTCATCCCAGACATAGTTACCACCATCATCTGGTCTTGCTGTAGGTGGGTCATACCTACAAGTTGTTTCATTTAATTGCCATGAGTTAAAAGGTTTGGGAGGAATAAAAGCATTTCTACCACTATCCCACGTATATCCAACGCCTGCATAATTTTTTCTAATTCGTGCGTTGTAACTAGTTTGTACCCAGTTAGTGTCATTCCCTAGTAAAGCTTTCATAAAAGCAATACCTACAGATTCTGATTCGTCACCATTGTCATCCTGACAATCTGAATCAGCTACCACAGTTACGTTTATAACTAAATTGTTATCATCTATTTGTGCAAAATGAGCCATTGCCTATTCCTATGCCTGGTACTGATACTTAATTATTACTACCCCACTACCCCCATTAGCCCCGGATGCACTACTAGCAGCCTGTGAAGATGCTCCACCACCACCACCTTGGTTAGCCGAACCATTATTAGGAGTACCACCTGAACCAGCAGCTGTGCCACCACCTCCTGAGCCACCACTGCCTGGAGTGCCAGATGTGTATATGCCGCCGCCACCTCCACCAGCATATGTTACTGATGAACCACTAATAGAACTTGCTGTTCCATTCCCACCATTACCTCCAGAGCTACCAGAGTTAGAAGAACCAGAGCCACTTTTCCCGCCGCCACCTCCTCCACCAGCGTTAGTTCCTCCAGAGCCGCCAGAATTTCCTTGACCAGATGTGCCAGAACCACCACTTGAGTTACCTCCACCTCCACCAGAACCTCCACTTCGTCCATTTGTTCCACCAGAGCCATGTGCCCCGCCTCCACCTCCCGTACTAGATACAGAACCTAATGCAAATGTAGAGTTGCCACCATCAGAACCAACAGCGTTTTCATCTGAGCCACCAGAGCCGCCTGCTCCAACTACTACAGCATAACTAGCTACACTAGCTGTAACTGAAGAAGCAGTTAACATACCCCCGGCTCCACCCCCACCTGAACCATTGTTGGCATTGACTCCTCCACCTCCGCCGCCACCGCCGGCAGCTACACATAAATATTCAATTTCATCTCCAGCTCCAGAGTCACCTTTAGAAGTTACTTGGAATGTACCATTAGATGTAAACGTATGAATCTTGTAATTACCTGACGTAGTTATGCTACCACCAGTAGCTACAATAAATGATTGACCAGTAAGCTCAAGTCCATTAACAGCCTGAATGTTTGCATCAGTCTTGCCGTTTAGCTTTTCTATACTAGTTACAGCTACATCATTTATTTTTTCTATCTCGTTTGCCATTACGCATGCTCTATAATGTCATTGCTAGGATTGAAGAGTAAAGAATTAGCTGTAATAGCTACCCCAAGCACTTGGACAAAGTCACCATCTGAATCAGGAGCAGTTTCTTCAGGAACGTTCTGAGAACTAGTCTCTGCTTCAGGAGCGTATACTTTTGCTCCGACTGTGTAAGATGGGAATGTACCATTGTCAGCTATAAATCCATATAGTAAAAATTTACCAGTGGCATCAGCACTTATATCAGCTGCAGCCATAGCCACAACAGGCATAGTTCCTGATGCTGATGCAACAGCTTTCCACATCTTAGAATCGCTTGCTTTAAAGTAAACCACTTCTCCACGAACTAAATCTTCTCCTGCAGTAAATGTTGCAGTTATTCCTGATACAGTCTCATCACTTGGAGATGAATCTAAATGAGCATCTGCAGTTATATCTACTATACCTGCGGCAACAGTACCTGTAGTTGTAATGTTACTGGCACCGTTATTTATTGTTCCAAAGTTAGATGTAATAGAACCTGAGTCTAATGCCCCTGTAGTTACTATATTAGAACTACCTGCAGCCGGAGCTGCAGAGATATCTGATAATACTTCTGACGCACTTCTGCCTTCTACTGTAGTTCCGTCAATTCTAAGGAAATCATCGTCAACTACACCTGCGGCAAATTGAGCTGTGTCATGTTGTGAAATACCTTTAGCAATTTGTAGTTTGTTACTAGAGACCTCTAACCCACTATTTGTTGCTAAATCAACAGCTACCGTAACAGTACCTTCTGTTCCTCCTCCTGTTATTCCGTCTCCGGCTGTAACGCCTTCAATATCGCCTGTTCCCGATTTTGATATTCCTGATGATAATACGCCTGCCATGACTAATTCATCCCCGGAACTTTGTTCCAGAATTCAAAGTCTATGGTTGCTGCATTAGAAGCATTTTCACGGATGACTTGAAATCCTGTAACTTCATCTCTTGATCTTAAAACGATAATATCGCCTGCCGCCCATTGCCTGCCTTTAGTTGTAGTAGGTGCAGTTCCATCCCTTGTCTCAACAACGGAATTAGTCCTGACATACCCTTCTGCATAATTACCCTGATCGGGAACTGTCAAAGACGTTGCCGAATCAGTAACAGCATGAGTTACTAAAGAACTAGGAATGGGAGAAAAATTATTCTTAGCCATTACCTTTTCCTCTGTTCTGGTTATTGCCAGAACTTCTAGGAGCTTCACGTTCAGCGAGCAATCTTATGGCTTCTGCCAGATTATCCTGACGTTCTAGTTCCCTTTGTTTTTCTTTTTGTAGTTCGTCACCGTTAATGGTTGCCCATTCTCTACGGTGTCTTTTTTCCATATGAATTCTTAAATCATGAGAAGCTACGATGTTTGCTTTGCGACATACAGGAAGTCCCATAGAGTTATATTTTTCTCTGTTAGGATCATCTGCATGTAACATACATTTAATTTTGCCCTTGGAAGGTTCTAGCCCTTCAGGCTTTCTTGTAGTAAATGCGTATGTTCCGTCTTCATGAGTTTTAGAGAGTTGCTGTTCAAGCATGTTTCGATTAACTGTGCTTCGGTCTCCTGTTTTTGTGTTGTAAACATAAACATAGCCGGCACTTCTTAATTCAGTTGCCGTCATCTGTATTCCGTTTGCACTACCAATAGGAGTTCCGACTTTTATATTGCCCGGTTCCTCTGCTTGTTCTGCATCTCTTAACATTTCATGTACTGAAGGTTCGTCAGCCATTACGTTCGCTCCTTTTTAAAGAGGGGACCAAATGTACTTTGCCCTCTCTTCCACTTGTTTTTTTCTTCCACGTTGTCCCAAAAGATTTTGTTCCAGTCTCTGGGCTTAACTTCAGTTTTGGGTGGTGGTTTTAAATTCATGTCCTGTGCTAGACGAATTGCTTCTTCCACCGTATATAGACTTTCACCGCCGCCTTTACCGTCAGGTACACCACATATAAGCTGAAACTGTTCACCGAAGAGTCTTGCATCTCCGATGTCTCGTTCCATCCTTACTTTCCGGTCACTTCTAATAACCGTTATTGCTTGGTACCTTCTCAGTCCTTTGGAATCAGGACCCATCCTATTCATCTCAGAGAGGTAATAGCACGGCTCATGACTCCAAAGTTCCGATGTGGCTAGTTCAACAAGTTTTGCCACTTATCTCTCCTAAATGGTGAAGTCTCTTGCAGCTCTTACATAGAAGTAATCAACATCCATGGTTAAAACTGACGTTGTTTTTGATTCGACAACCAGAATTACTGCCATATCAACTGATGTTGAAACAGCACCTGTTTTTGTCTGCTTTAGAACACCATCGATATACCATCGGCATGTTCCGTTTTCAGCAACTTCAAGTCTCAAAATCTGAAACTCTCCTGCAGTAGCTACATCATCTGCATCTACGCTAGTAGAAGTGGTTTCACCTGTTGTGGTTCCACCGTTATAGATCATGTGCCAGTCTGTTGCGTCTGTTAGTTCTGAGGAAAATAAGAAACCTGCACCGTCAGATGCTGTAAGAGTTATAGTTGTGCCATTGCCGTGAAAGACATCATCTTCTAGAGAAACGGTGTCTGTGTTGACATCGCTTAATCCAAAGAATACTTCTCTGTTAGCAACTGCAGGTAAACGAACTCTAGCTTCAGCAACTATGGTTCCCATGTTTCCTACGTCAAACATAGCTGCAGTAGAAACACCGACTGCATGCTTGTCTTCGTTTGTGGTAGTGAACTGTGCAACACCATTTACTCCGTCTGAGTCTAGTGAGACTATCCCGGAGTCTGTTTCTGCAAGTCCGTCACCAATCACTCGTAGTGATCCGATATTTCCAAACGCATTAGTTAATGCGACAGGAACTTCTGCCCCTACGAAATCTTCAAATATTTCAATTTGACCCTTTGGTCCTTGAACTGTAGCCATTTTCTTTTTCCTTCTGAAGCTCTAGCTCCAATTGCCTTATACGCTTCCTGTAGGGAGCGACTACTTCTGATATATTTCCTGTTTTACGAGGTACGGCGGCAAGGTTTTCAATCCTGTTATCCGCCATATCTCCATTCATGTTGTGTACAACCCAACCTTTAGGAATGGGGCCATGCTTTTCAGACCACGCTTTCCTTCTAGCATTCATTAACTCGTTGGGGCTGTAGCATCTGCTATAACTTCATATAGCCAGTTACCTGCAGACCTTTCACCGTATGCGAATTCATCGTAGTGATACATTGCTGTAGCACCTCCACCGAGTTCAGGCATTCGCTTGGTCTCGATGTATGGTGATCGACCTTCTACAAGTACTAGAGCTGCCTGTGAGAAAACTCCGCCTTTAGCGTCATCATCACCGTCAATGGATATGTTTCCATCTTCGTAGAGTCTTGCGCCTGCGATAGTTCCTCTGTAGCGGTTCTGGTAGGCTTCAACAGATATTCCATCTGTTAATGGCGCACCACTTGTACTTGCGTCTAGACCTGATGCTATTAGTTCGTCATCAATGTCTTTTAAGCAGAATCCATGGTGAACTGCGTGTATTGGAACATTGGCAGGAGCAGGCTCTGTTGTATTCGATGTAATTCGATATGCAGCAGCTGCGATTTCACCGGAATCGAGGGCGTTTCCTGCAGCACCTAATGCTGTAGTTGCACCATCTATTGCGGTAATTCCATCCTGGTCTTTCTTTCGCTCAATAGCGTTTTGTGCCAATGACCCTGTCTGAGCGTAAGCATTGGAGCTTATTCTCATTGCAACACGGTCTGTTATAACTGTGTGAACTCCGACAACTGTAGGTGTAATGGAGAACAAAGTGTCTTCCATTTGCTGTGGGTTATCTAGTTCTGTGTTTTCTGATACAGCCTGTGCGCTAAGTTTCGCCATTGAAACTTCGTTCCAGACAGTACCGGTATTTTCGTCAAGTCTTTGCCTATCTACTAGGTTAGGCATTACGCCCGCAAATTCTCTTACAATTCGAGCAGAAGCTATCATTGTAGGAATCGAATCAGCGAGTGCATCTGTGGTTGTATTCCCTGATGCCATAATTAAACTCCTAATTTAATCTATATGCGGATTCCCTGCTTTCTAAGCACTTCAGCCGCTTGTGCTATTTCTTCTCTGGAAACCGAGGTATTAGAGTCGCCCATTCTGGTTAGTAGATTGTTTGCACTTGCGTTTGACGGAGCTGATGACGTTGAATCAAGATCCAATGTATTTAGCCCGTTTTCCTCTGCAAACTTTCTAACCCGATCTTCGGCGGCTTTAGTTAGCTGATCTTTTTCAGCCAACCTACGGTCTCTTTCTACCTTTCTCATAGCTTTATTGAATTCAGCATGAGCTAGATAGATACCCGCCAAATCCTGCTTTTCATATGCAGGACTCCATAATTCCCGAAATGCTGCTAGTTCAGGTGCAGTCATTAAATCAAGACCGCTTTCTGTAACTATTTCTTCTATTTCGGCAATAAAGCTATTTGCAGTTCTCGTGAAGTTATTGGTAGCTTTCCGGGTTGCAGCGTTTGCTTCAACCTTTTGTAAGTCTTCCATATATGCTTCTTGATCCTGCGTGCTTTGGTGGCGTATTAACGCTTGGACTGTATCTACTAATGTCGCCATATTGTCAGAGAGTTCGTCAAATTGAGGATTCTCTTTTTGTTGACTTCGTAGCCGACCTTGAAGAGCCTTGTTGTCATTCTCAAGTTTCTTCAGTTGCGTTTGCAGAGTTTCAATAGTGGGCTGTTGTGCATTTGAGTCTTCCGGAGATGTGGTTGCAAGGCCATCAGCTACGGGAGTCTGTTGCTCAAGAGTTCCAGTTCCTTCTACTTCTGCTTCTACTGGCGGGGGTGTCCCATTAGCTGTGCCGTTATCGGAAAAGCCCGCCGTTTCGTTTTGTAATGTCATTAAAGCACTCCTGTGATTTAATCATTTATTTGATTGTAGCAATTATTTTTATTTGATCAAACTAATGGTGCTTTAGTATATTCAAGTCTTTTATTAAGAGATACTTCTGCTTGGTATCATATAGTTATAAGAGTAGATACAACT